AACAGGGAGGCGACTGGGAAGCCTTACACGCACAAGGTAGTCAAAGTTCATGGAAAGACGAGTGGTTTACTGTATTGTTCAGTATTCCGCTCATCATGTGTTTCATTCCACCATTAGTGCCATACGTTGAACAGGGCTTTGCAGTGTTGGAGACTATGCCTGATTGGTATAAAGGTTTCTTAGGTGCTGCTGTGGCTGCTTCATTTGGTATCCGTTCGTTAACAAACTTTAAAGGTAAATAATTATGAATTGTAAAGTACATAAAGCTCCAAAGTGTAAGTCAGGCAAGTGTTCTCCTAAGAAGTCTAAGATGGCTGAGAAGAAGGCTAAGTAATGATTAAGAAATCCTCAGCATTAACCACGACAACATCCTTACAGACTATCTATACAGTTCCTAACGGTAAACGTGCAGAGTGGAAGATGCTGTGGGTGAGTAATGTCAGTGGTAGTAATGGTACGTTTGACGTTACGTATTACAATAAAGCTAATGATACAACCTTTACATTCTTTGATGACCATACGTTATCCGCTAAAGACTTCTTTCAGATTGGCGGTGAGTTCTATGAGTTTGTCACAATGTACGAAGGTGACTATGTGCAGATTAGTGCTTCACAGCCTATGACGGCAGTTGTATCCGTAATAGAGCATAACGATGTAATTCAAGGAGGTTAACATGCCTGCTAAGAAGAAAGACAGTAGATTAGAACGTGCAGGTGTCTCAGGCTACAATAAGCCTAAGAGAACGCCTAATCATCCCACGAATTCACACGTTGTAGTGGCTAAAGAGGGTGACAAGATTAAGACCATTCGTTATGGTCAACAGGGTGTCAAAGGCGCAGGTAAGAATCCTACGACTGACAAAGAGAAAGCACGTAAGAAATCCTTTAAAGCACGTCATGCTAAGAATATAGCTAAAGGCAAGATGTCTGCGGCATATTGGGCTAACAAGAGTAAATGGTGATAACATGAGTTTTAAATTAGACCTCTCGGGTTTGTTTGGAGGCGGTGGCTTTGCATTAGACCCTAGTAAGTTTGACTTCAGTGGTCTAACCTTTGACGAGCCTGCTGTAGCACCTACGCCTGTAGTCCCTCAACAGACTGCTCCTGTAGTCCCTCAGCAGGCTACTCCTGTAGCACCTACAGTATCTCCTACGGACTCTGTTCCTATTGTTGCACCTCAGCCTGTCAAACAGCCTCCTAAGGTTGTCACAAGACCAGACCCTGTTGCTATTGTAACACAGCAGTCAGACCCTATTGCTGATGCTATAGCCTCTGTACAATCTGATGTAGTTATTCCTGATTTAACTAGCGCACCTATGGGCATGGATTTTGGCATAGCGCCTATTACTAAATCAACGATGCCAAACATTGGAAATATTTCTTATGATGTACTTCCTAATTTGTCACCGCCTGAAGCCTTTGAAGAGCCTTCGGCAATAGGTGAGGACGGTAAGTATCAAGAGTGGACAGCTGACCCTAAGTTTGACAATGCCTCTATAGGTAACGGTTTCTCTATGGACTTTGACCTTCCTTACACACTTGAAGAGTTATCAGATCCTAACAGACAAAAAAGTACTTTTGAACTTTATCAAGATGCTCAGGCACGTAGAGGAGATGAAGTCAATGCGTTTATTGGTGAAAAACAAAATGAGATATTTACTAACTTAGGTGTACAGCCTGTAAAAGAACCTTTGTTTACTCAACAAAATAGATTCCCAGTTCCTAAAGTTACAGCAGACGATGCCACAGGTTTGGCTGTAATGGTAGGAGAGGACTACTTATCTTTTGTTAATAATTTATTGGCATCAGAAGAGTCTTCTAAATATGCTGAACAAATGGCAGGTGTTAAAAATGACTTTTACGACACCTCAGAAGAAGATGCTATACAATATTCTAAGTTAGATTATTTAAAAGATTTAGGATTGGTAAATACTTCTGGTGGTGGTGGCACTGATGCTTTTGCTTTAGAGGGTGAGTACGGTGGTTATAGCTTATATGAGTATAACCCTGAAAGTAATCAGTACGAAAAAACATTTGACAAAGAAGATAGTGCTTTAGAAGCTGCTATTCCTGTAGCTGCAAATGCTGTTTTAACTGCTGCAAGTATTTACATAGGCGGACAAATGATAATGCCTCAAGTGTCTGCGGCTGTTAGTGCTACAGGTGCTGAAGGTGTTACTGCAAGCGCTGTAACTAAAATGGCAACTAATGCTATAGCACAGCAGGTTATCACTGGTAAAATTAACCCTGTAGAAGTAGCTTCAGCAGGTATTACAGGTGGTCTTGAAGCTGCTCAAGAGGCTTCTAACATAGCTAACTCAGATTTAGCAGGCGCATTTTCAGATTTTGGTGCAGATAGTGTTGAATACGCTAATGCATTAACGGCTGCTAATGAGGCTGATTCGGTACTTGAAATTACAAACAATATAAAAACAGCGGCTGATCTTACAAAGGCAGTTGAAGATAAAAATTTACTTCAAGCGTTTGATTTAACTTCTTCTTTATTAGATAGTCCTTCATTAAACAGTACAGTAAAAAATCAATTAACAGGTGTTGTACCTGATGAGTTTTTAGACGAAGCCACTGTGTCTTTTATAAAAGCAGGTGATACAGCTATTAAAGGTGGTGACGTAAAAGAAGTTATTCAAGACTTTGGTAACAGTTTATTAAGTCAAACTGTAGCCACACCACAAGCCATAGCAGAACAGTTTGGTTTAGAGGAAGACGGTTGGGGATCGGTAGCTGCTAACACATTGTCAGAGATGACTATAGAGGCTTTAGATGGTGGGAACAAAGAAGATATTCTTAAAAGTGGTGTTAAAGAATTTATAGATAATGTTTCTGTTACTGTTGAATTTACTGATGATGGTGAAGATGGAATCTTAAAGCAAGCAGAAGATTGGTGGCATGAAAATATTGAAGACCCTGCAGAATCTTTTTGGCAGGAAATAGAGCCTATTCGTGAAGTCATAGAGGAATCAGGACAAGCTGCTATTGATACAGTTAAAAACGCAGGTCAAGGAGCTGTTGATATTGTAGACTCTGCTATTAGAGCTGTACCTACAACTAAAGAGGACTGGCAAGCCGCTGAGGACTTTGTTAAGGAAAACACAGCAGCTCTTAGAGAGGACTTCAGTAATCTTAATAGAGACGTAAGACAAGAACTTGCGGACTTCGATGAGACGTACCTACAGCCTATCAAAGAGGACATGAGTCAGATTAACGAACAGGTTAGGGAGGACTTAGCTAACTTTGACGAGACGTACTTACAGCCTGCTAAAGAAACTATTGTTGCTACTGCTGAAGGAATAGAGACTTACTACAAAGACACTATTGAACCTTCTATTGAACAAGGTATTAAAGATACTAAGGAAATGTTAGCTGACTTCGATAAGAATGTCACGCAAAGAGTTAAAAACACTGGTATTGAAATAGTTAAAACTGTTGACCAAACACTAAGTGATTTTAATAAGGAAGAAATAAAACCTATTGTTAAAGCTGTTGAAGGTGCCATAGAAGACTTTGAGGAACAGCTTAGACAATTCGATGAGAACTATTTACAGGAAATCAAAGATGCAGGTGAGGCAGGCATAGCGGCTGTTGATGATGCTTTAAGTGACTTCAATAAGAATACCATTAAACCTGCGTTACAGTCCATAGAAGATGCTTTAGGTAACATAGATACAGATACAAGCGATCTTGAGGATATGGTCAAGGGTTTATTTCAGATGTTCGACCTAAGCACCAAAGCAACTCAGGGAATGATTACAGCAGCTACAGCGCCTACCTATGAAAACGTAGACTTAGTTACTGCTGAATTAGTTAGCCCAGAGTTGACAAAAGGCTTTGAATACGATAGTTTGAAAAATCCTTTTTTAAAGGCTTGACATTTACATGAAAATATGGTATAATAATAACTTATGTACTAAAGGACAAACCAATGACATACTTACAATTAGTTAATTCTGTTCTCCGCAAACTTAGGGAAGACGAAGTAACTACAGTTAACGAGACTGACTACTCGAAACTTATAGGGGACTTTGTTAATGACGCAGTTTCCTATGTTGAAAGCTCTTGGGATTGGTCTTCCTTAAGAGATACTATTATAATTAATACTATAGCTTCTCAAGATACGTATTCCTTAGTTGACTTTGGAATACGTAGTGAGATTATGAGTGTCTATAATGTTACTAACAATTATGAATTAACCTCTAGGACTAAAGGGTATATTGTCGATAAACAGTATACCACAGACTACACTGGAGAACCTAGAAACTTTACGTTAAATGGTACTGATGCTAACAACGACACTAAGATTGTCTTATACCCATCGCCAGACAAAACGTACACCGTAGAGGCTAACGTAGTCTTAAGAGACACGTCTTTAAGTAATGATATAGATACAACTAAGCTACCTGAGCTTCCTATAGTCCAACTAGCGTTTGCCTATGCTTTACGTGAACGTGGAGAGACGGGAGGCCAAAGTGCTTCAGAACAAATCATTATTGCACAACAAGACTTAGCTAATGCAATAGCTTTAGACGCAGGGAATAACGCAGGTGAGCTTGTGTTTTCCGTTGTATAATAAGAGGAATAACTAATGGCTAAACCCTTACAACCCCTTAGTATACAAGCCCCAGGGTTCTATGGTCTAAACACTCAGGACAGCCCTACGGGGCTTACTGAACAATTTGCACTTCAGGCTGACAACTGTGTTATTGATAGATTTGGTCGTGTAGGTGCTCGTAAAGGCTATGCGTTTGCTAACTCTATAGGAAGTGCTGTATTAAGTCTTCATGAGCATGTAAAGGCTGACGGTACTTCTGAAGTTATTAGCACGACAGACTCTGACATTCTAGTGGGCTATTCATCTCCTGTATCCATTAAGCCTTCTGGCTATACAGTAGGTGATGGTGTCTATAACTATGCGGAGCTTAATAACGTAACGTATATCTTCAAAGAGAACACAACACCTTTGTACTACGATGGTACAACTTGTGACCTTGTAGAGAATCATGCTGATTACTCAGGTACAATACCTCAAGGTGATATAGCTTTAGCAGGCTTTGGTAGACTATGGGTAGTCAAAGGAACTACTGTTTATTGGTCTGACTTACTAACTGGCATGATGTGGGACACTGGTAGCTCAGGTTCTATTGACGTATCTAAGGTATGGACCAGAGGCGATAAGATAACAGGACTAGCGGTACATAATAACTTCTTGTTTATCTTCAGTAATAATCAGATATTGATATATCAAGGTGCTACAGACCCTGCTACGATGTCCTTAGCGGACACAATAGACGGCATGGGATGTATAGAACATAAGACAATACAGAACACAGGTAGTGACTTATTATTCCTATCTGAAACTGGAGTCCGTAGTATCAACAGGACTATTCAGGAGAAGTCTGCACCTATAGGCGATATGTCTAAAAACATACGTAATGAGTTAAATAGTTACTTGACTGCAGGATACTCCTATAACAGCGTGTATTCTCCAGAAGAAGCCTTTTACCTTTTGAATATCAAAGGAGCAGGGGTTGTCTATTGTTTTGACATGAGAGGTAACCTGCAAGATGGCAGTAGTCGTGTTACCAAATGGAGTTCCATTAATCCTTTGTGTTTACTCTATCGAACTGTAAACAATGACGTACTCTTAGGTAAAAACACAGGGTTTGCTCGCTATGAGGGACATAGGGATGACAATAGTAGTTATCAAATGTCTTACTTTACTAACTACTTGGACTTTGGAGCTCCTAGCAATCTTAAGATACTTAAGACGCTAAAGGTTACTTTCATAGGTGGTAGTGAGACAGCAGTCACGATTAACTATGGTTATGATTACTCTTTTGCTTACAAGAAGCGCTCCTTTGTACTTCCCAAGCAAAACATAGCCGAGTTTGGAATAGCAGAATTTAACGTAGGTGAGTATAACCAAGGTATCTTAGTTAATCGTCCATCAGTCAACGCATCCTCTAGTGGGAGCGTAATACAGCTTGGTGTAGAAGTAACAATAGACGGTAGTCCAGTTTCAGTACAAAGAATAACAGCACAGGCTGTATTAGGAAGGGTAATATAAATGTCCAATCACATTAAAACAATAAACTGCATAGAAAGTTTAATTGACGGAGGTGCATGCTAATGAGCGCATGGACAGACATAAGAGATAGTCTATTTGGTAATGCTACTTTAGGTAGTGTCGCCAGTGGCGTGGGCGGCTATATGCTTGCCGATGAAAGTATTGAACAAGCACGAGGCCTTCCTGGACAGCTAGGGGAAATGGCTACAGGTATCGCAGGTCAAGTAGGCGAAGCCGCTACGTTTAAACCATATACAGTTTCTACGGGCATGGGTCAGACTTCCTTTACAGACGAAGGAATGACGTCAAGCAACCTTAATCAAAACTTAATTAATAATCTTTATAGCCAAGCAGGACAGACAAACCTGAACCCTTATGTCAATACACAAGGTATTCAACAGTCAGCCTTCCAAGATGCTCAAAGAATGCTTGGGCAGGACTCTGGTGCCTTTGCTTCACGACTAGGTGGTCTTTATGCAGGACTAGGAGAACAGCAGTTACAAGCTCAAGCTCCTCAAGACCTAGCGATGCTACAGGCACAGATGGCAGGACAGGCCTCAGTAGCTCCTACAGGAGCTTCTCAGGGACTTATGGGCTTAGGTGCTAGTGCTACAGCCTTAGGAGCTCAGGGGCTCGGACAAGGCGGTACAGACGTTTCTGGAGCATTCTCTGGTATCACTTCTCCAGGTGTACGTACAGGCGCAGGAGATGTCGCAGGTCAAGCCTTAGGACAAGCAAACCTAGGCGCTACTGCACAGGATGTTTCTAGTGCTTATAGAGGTATTACAGCTCCTGAGATTAGCAGAGCATCAGGAGATGTTGCTAGTCAATACTTAGCCGCAGGTGGCGGTATGTTAGGAGCAGAGACAGCAGGTGCTTCAGATATTTACAATCAAATTAGAGCTATGCAGACTCCTGAGGAGGAACGTCAGAAGATTGCACTAGAGAATAGACTAGCGGCTCAAGGTCGTCTAGGTGTTTCTACAGCGGCTTATGGCGGCACTCCAGAGCAACTAGCAATGGCTAAGGCTCAGGAAGAAGCTAAGAACGCAGCGTCTCTACAGGCTATCGGCATGGCTGACCAGTTAGCTACCAGTCAACAGAACAGAGCACAGCAGCTTACACAGATGGGCTTATCGGCTGACCAAATACAACAACAAATGATTAACGAAGGGTTTGGTCAGGAGATGGCTCTTGAGGGTGCTAAGTTACAAACAGCACAGACTCAGGAAGCTCTACAATCTAGCGTCCAGGCTCGTCAGGCTCAGTTAGCACAACTAGGGTTGTCCGCAGAGCAAATTCAAGCACAACTAGAGAGCGAAGGGTTTAGCCGTGAGATGCAGCTAGGACAGGCTGACATTGCTACAGCACAGGCGCAGAGTGACTTAGATAATGCTAGTCAAGCTAGAGCTATGCAGTTGGCACAGCTAGGTATGTCCGCTGAACAGATTGGCAGTCAGTTAGCTTCTGAGGGTCTTAATCGTCAAGTTGTATCCGCTACCACAGCAGGACAACTAGCGCAGACTGGAGCAGGCATACAGGCTCAACAGCAACAACTAGGCCAGGGCTTACTAGGTCTAGGCTTACAGGCACAACAATTAGGTGGTCAGTTAGGGTCTCAGGACATTGCTAATGCTGCATCATTGTTTGGTTTAGGTGGTCAAGCGGCAGGCTTACAAGGTCAGCTATCAGGACAACAAATTGCTAATATGACTGGTATATTAACAGCCGCAGGTATTCCTCAGGCACAACAGGCTCAGGCAGTACAACAAGCTCTTACTGGTATGCAAATGGCTCAAGCGCCTAGTCAGCTAGAGGCACAAGCTATTGCTAACTTAGGTCAGCAACAGTTAGCCGCAGTACCTTCAGCTATCAACGCAGAAGCCTTGTTACGTCAAGCACAGCTAGGAAGTATTACTAATGCTTTAGGCTTAAATCAACAAGCCTCTACAACGCAAGCGAACCAAGATAGTATGCTAGGTCTTGATATAGGTAGCCTCCTAGGGGACGGACTTGATTGGCTTGGAGGTCTCTTTGGAAGCGACTCAAACACAATGCGCTCAGGCGACGGTTATATAGACGAAAATGGTAACTGGGTTCAGGAAGGAGGTAATTAGAATGCCAACAGCACAAGAACAATTATTATC